AAGAAGCTGGTTATATAGTTCGAATTATTAATCCTAGTGAAATTAAAGATTTTAGAAATATGGATGATTTCAATGAATATTATAATCAAAATAATTCTATCATTTCTAAACTAAATTATTATAAAAATAAAAATAATAAAATTGCTTTAATTTTTGATGAAACAGAAAATATTTCATTAAATTCTGAAAAAAAATATATTATGGAAATTTATAAAGAAAATAATAAAACAAATTCATTTCCTTTAGTTTTTATTTCTAATAATCAACATTCAAAATTATTAAATGATTTGAAAAAGAATTGTGAAGAAATTAGATTTTATTCACCATCTTCTATTGAAATTACATCTTTAATAGATAACATTACAACTAAAGAAAATTTAATAATTAAAAATGATAATGAAATTTATGAACAAATAATTAATTTTTCTCAATTTGATATTAGAAGATTAATAAATATTTTACAAGAATTATCTTATCATTTTAATAAGATTGATTCATCAGAAATGTTAAAGGAATTCTTTGAAAAATCAAGAAAAAAAAATGTAGATGTTGGTTTATATGAAGCTACTGAAAAAATATTAAATGATTATTTAGATTATGAATCAATATTTAAATTATATGAATCTGAAAAAGTACTATTACCTTTAATGATTCATGAACATTATATTAAAAAAATTCTAACCCAATCTAAACAATCTTGGGATAAAATAATTTATTCTTTAGTCAAAACATCTGACTCTATATCACGGGGAGATAATATAGAAACCAGTATTTATACAGACCAAAATTGGTATTTACAAAATATTCATGGATTTTATACATGTTTAAATACATCATTTTGGATTAATAGATATAGTTCAAATTATGTATTATCAGTTGATAAAATGAAATTTAGTTCAGATTTAAATAAAACATCATTAAAAAATATTAATAAGAAAAACATTAATAATTTATTAAAAATTATACCAAATAAGTCAATTGATGAAATTATATTTATTAATCAATTGGCAAATTTTTTTATTAAAAATAATATGGAAGATAAACTAATTACTATTCTTCAAAGTTATAAGAAAGATATTACAGTGAAAGAATTAGAATTATTTTTAAAAATTGATAAAACTCAAGAATTTTGTACTTTGTCAAGTAAGGATAAAAAACGTATTAGTAAAACATATAATTTAAACTTAGATTCTAAATAAAAGAATAAATACTTCGTATTTATTTCGCTTCGCTCAGTTCGTTTCACTCACATAATAAATACTTTATGATTTTCTTTGAAAATCAGGATAATGATAAAAATCAAAGATTTTTATTCTTTTACATTAGTTATTATTTTATCTGATTTACTTCTATTATCTTTTTTCCATAAAGGCTGTAAATTTGTATAATGAAAACATTTTCTTAATTCATCTTCATTATTTAAATTGAATGAAGATACTGGTTTAATGTGATCAATCTCCCATTCCCCATAATTATTTAAAGTCATATGTTCTGTAAATAATTTAGATAAATATTTTTTTAAATCTTCTCCATTACATCCAATTAAATCTGTATGATTCATTTCTCTTATAATATTTCTTTTAGTTAATTCTTTTGTTGTTCTTCTTGCTAAATTATCAATTAATTGATAACTGATATCTTTTTTTCTTAATTCTAAATAATTATCAGTTACTTTATTTAATTTTGATTTATTTTTATAATAAGCTGCTATATTTTGGCTTTTCTTTGATTTATATTCCATTAATTATAAATGTAAATAGCTTTTAAATATAATTATTAATAAATTAAATGAATTGTTAGATTCATTCTTTTAGTAAAACGAACTGAGCAAAGTGAAATAAATACAAAGTATTTGTTATGTGAGCGAAGCGAACCGAGTCGAAGACGAGACGAATAAGTAGTATTCGTTCTTTTATGTTGAAAGTTCATTTATTTTAGATAATCCGATGAATTGAATATTATTAGAAGAATTTGAAGGTTGAAATAAATATAAATCATCACTTAAATAAATTAATAAATCAACAATTAATCCTAAATATTTTTCACTAGGAATATACATAGAATCTTTAGTTAAAAATTGGTAAAAAAACATATTTGTTTCATTTGATTTTTCTTCCATTTTCTTTTCAAATATATAACTTTTTAATCTTAATGTATCTATATATTCAATAATATTGTTATTAATTCCGGCTATTATATTAGCCCATTTCCATATTTTTGTATCAGGATTATATAATCCAAAAAAATGAAAGTCTCCTATTAATACAGGTTTTTCATTTTTTAAAAATACAAGTTTAAGTTCTTTATTTATATTTTTAAAATTAATTGTATAATTTTTATTTATATCTATTTTTTTTTTGATTTCGTTGAATTTTTTGACTGAATTGTCTGAAATTTTTTTTAATAAATTCATTAAAATTAATTAGAAAAAAATATCTAATTATATATATAATATATGGCTTTTAACTTATTAAGTGAAAATAATCAAATATTTTTCTATTCTGTCATTTTAGCATTAGTATTCTTTTTATTCATAATGCCTTATTTAGAAAAATGCTATATGGCTGATAAAAATTCATTAAAAGAAAAATTAGAAAACATTTTTAATAAATCACAAATTAATCCTATTGATCGTAGAAAATGCTCTCGTTCTTGTTGTATAAATTCAGGATGGCCTTACCCTAATGAATTATTAGATAATGATATTGATAAAAATGAATTAAAAAAATATGTTCCTAATAATTTTTCTTGCAACTATGGAGAAAATATTAACAGTGGGTGCTTATGTTTAACACAAGGTGATTTAGATACATTAACAAATAAAGCTGGTAATTTAAGGGTAAATTAAATTAAAAAATAGATAAATCTAATTTTTAATTTTAATTTTAAGTTTAATTTGATAAAAATATCTAACTTATTTTAATATGATAAATTTTTTTGTAGAAACCAAATCAGAATATACAACACAATTAGTTAATGTGTTAACTCCTTTAATTTTTGAAGGATTACGATCAATATATTCAGAAGCATTAAAACTTTCAAATGATTCTAATAATGTATTGTCTGTATTCCAATCATTCCTAAAAAGAATTCCAAAATGGAATCCAGAAATGATTAAACAAGAAACAGATAGAATTATGAATAATTCTAAAAGTTATTCTTGGCTACCAGATTTAGTAAAAGCAACAGTAAAAGCAAATATTATTATATTAACTTATAATCCATCTAGTAGAAATCCACCAAAAATAGATCCTAAATATTATAAAGATATTAAAATAGAAGAATTTATTCATAAAATTTATATTGAATGTGCTCGTGAATTATGGAATAATCCTTATTTAATGTATCATCAATATACTCCTATTGAATTAAAAAGAAATCAAAGAGATACTATATTTGCTATTAAAGATTCAATTAGAGAAGCTATTCGTAAATTATTACCAGTTAAACAAATATTAGAAATTTATTTAGGTGAAGAATTAGAACCAAATATGAATAATGATCAATTCGAAAGAAATATATCAGAAGCTGATGCAAATAATATTCAAAAATTAATTAATAAAGAATTAAATCAAAAAGTAGAACCATTATTAAATAATCAAACAGTACCTACTAATAATCAAATAGTACCTACTAATAATCAATTAGTACCTACTAGTAATCAATTAGTACCTACTAATAATCAATTAGGAGGAAATGAACATTTAGAACAAAATAAACCTGGAGATTTAAATTCAAAAATTTTAGAAATTATAAATCAAAAAACAGAATCTGAACCAAATTCATATGGTACACCAAAAGATAATATTAATAATATTGATAACAAAATTAAAAATATTTTAGAAAAAGATTTAGGAGAACCTGATTTAGAAACATCTTTATCATACCATCAAGAAGCGAATGATAAAGACTACCAAGAAATTTTTGCAAATAATGCAGAAAGTGCTAATAAAAATATGAGTAATACGAAAGATAAAGATTCTAGTAAAAGTAAAAGAAAGTTCTTTAATAATTATTTAAATTTCTAAATAATTAATCATCTTGATCTTTTTTATTTTCTATTGTAACAGATGGTGATGCCATATCTAAAATTCCAAATGCAATAGATGATGTTGCACCAATCATTATTAATTCTTTGTTAGGCAATTTATTTTCAGGAATATATCTAACTGCTAATAAAACAATTAAACCCAAAAGAATATATTTAATAATTCTTTCAATATTTAAAATATTTAGAAACCTCATTATATTATTTTAGATTAGAAAATAATATAATTTTTTTCTTATTTATAATAATGTTATTATTTGAAAAATTAAAAGACTTTTTAATATTAATTTTTACATTTGGCATTATTTATTGGTTCCAACAAGTTGATGATAAGAAAAGATGTAAAAAACGGGATAATATATATGATACTATAAAATTACCTTTATTAGTTACATCTATTGTAGGATTAATTTTATTTTGGGAAAAGAAAAATATATTTACTATTTTTGTTCAACCATTACAAAATCCTTTACCTACTATCAATAACCCTTTACCTAATCCTTTACCTAATCCTTTACCTAATCCTTTACCTAATACTTTACCTAATAATTTAAATCCTCAATTAGGTGGTGGTGAATTAAATGTTTTCACTGAATTACCAGAATGGTAAAATAATTAGATAATTGTTGTTATATAATCTTCAAATGTTTCCCTCCTTCTTATTAGTTGGATAGAACCATTTTCTTTAATTAATAATTCTGGAGCTCTTAATTTTCCATTGTATTGAAATCCCATACTATGACTATGCGCACCTGTATCATGAATTACAAATAAATCACCAATTTGTCCTTCTGGTAGATCTATTCCTTTTGCAAACCAATCATTATTTTCACATAATGTACCTACTACATTTGCTTTCTCATTAATTATATTTTTTCCAATAATAGAAATATAATGATATGCTCCATACATTCCAGGGCGCATTAAATTAGCCATACATGCATCTAATCCATAATATTTTTCATATGTATTCTTAATTACATTACATTTAGAAACTAACCAACCATAAGGACCTGTTATATATCTTCCATTTTCCATATAAAGTTTTGGACATTTTATAGAATATTTTTTTTCCATTAAAGTTATTGAAGATTTAAGAATATTTATAAAATCATCTAAATTTATTTCTTTTTCTTCTTTCCGATAAGGTATACCAATACCACCTCCAATATTAATAAATTCAAATTCAATACCTGTTTCATTAAAAATATTATTTATATTTTCAAATAATATTTCAATTAATTCTTTCCAATAACTTAAATCTGTAATATTTGAACCAGTCATCATATGAATTCCAAAACGTTTAATTCCATATGATTTAGCTAACTTATATGCTTCTACAATATAAAAAGGAGGAATTCCAAATTTAGCATCTTTTCCACCTAAAACATTTGATTTTGTTTCAGAATTAGTTTTACCAAATCCTGGATTTAATCTAAAACATATAATCTCTGGAATTTTAATATCTATTAAATTTTTTAATATAGAAATATCATCCAGATTAATTATACATTCTAATTTAGTTGCATATTCTAAATCTTCTTTTGATGTATAATTACTTGTAAACATTATTTCTTCTCCTTTAATTCCTAAACTTTCTACTAATTTTAATTCACTTAATGAACTACAATCTAGAAAGCATCCATTTTTATATAATAATTTTAAAATATGAGGATTAGGTAATGCTTTCACAGCAAAATATTGTCTAAAATTATTAAAATTTTCTGACATATTTTTTAAAAAATTTTCAAGATTTTCTAAAATCATTTTTTCATCATATAATTGATAAGGAGTTCCAAAATCAAACGCAATCTTTTTAATAATATCTTCTGATAACTTTAATTCAACTGGCATATAATTTTATATTAAAGTTATCTTTAATATATTTTAACAATTTTTTTCTCTAATATAGTAATGAGTAGTACAAAAAATATATCTTTTGGTGCATCCAGATTACAATTAAAAAAATTTCCAATTCATGAAATGGCAGAACACTGTACAATTGCTATGATTGCAAAAAGAGCATCAGGTAAATCATATTTAACAAAAGAAATTTTATATCACAAAAGAGATATACCAGCTGTAACTATTATATCAAAAACAGAAAAATTAAATAAATTTTATGGAGATTTTTGTCCTGATACATATATTTATGATAAATTTGATACAGAAATTTTAACTAGAATTTATGAAAGACAATCTATAATGAATGAAGATAATTCAAAAAGAAAGAAAGAAGGAAAAAAATTAAAAGATGATAGATTAATGTTAATTATGGATGATTGTATGTCAAGTAAAGGAGATTGGTTAAAAGACCCACAAATTTTAGAATTATTCTTTAATGGTCGTCATCACCATTTATCTTTCATTTTAACTATGCAGTTCTCTTTAGGTATTCCACCTGAACTAAGAAGTAATTTTGATTATATTTTTTTATTAGCTGAAGATTTTACCAGCAATAGAAAAAGATTATATGAACATTACGCTGGTATGTTTCCAACACTTGCTATCTTTGAACAAGTTTTTAGTGAAGTAACTGAAAATTATGGTTGTATGGTTATTGATAATAGAATTCACTCTAAAGATATTTCACAAAAAGTTTTTTGGTATAAAGCAAAAGAAGTTCCTGATTTTACAGTTGGTTGTAAAAAATTTAAAAAATATCATAAAGAACATTTTGATAAAGAATGGAATAAAAGATTACCTATGTTTAATCCAGAAGAAGCATTAGCTAAAAAGAAAAATAATATTAAATTAATTATTGAAAAAATGAGATCGTAATAATAAAGAATAAATACTTCGTATTTATTATTTATTCTATTGGTTTCTTTGTAAAAGTGTTTGGATTTCAGGGACTCCAATCTTCTCAGAAAGTTCTAACTCCTTATCGGTAATTTCCTTCTTTTTATTTTCAAGTTTTGCAATTTGTTCATCTAATGATGTTAATTCTTTCATATAAGATAACTTCATTTCATTATCTTTAATATTATCTAATTTTTTACTTAATTCTTCTCTATTATTACTCTTCTCTGTTAAACTATCTTGTAAATTCTTGTTAATTAACTCGTATTTTTGATATTCTTTGAATAATTTTGCTTTCTCTTCATTCTCTTTCTTCTTCTTCATTGTATCATTTAATTTCTCATTAGAATATTCAGAATCACCAGCTTCTAAAGAATCAGGATCAGGATTAAATGGTTGCCACTTGTATAATTCACCAACTAAAATATTAAAACTATCATTAATATCTCTCAATGCTTTAGAATGTTGATTTGCATCATCTTCTTTATCAAAACAACCGCTAATCTTAACACCAACTAAAGATACATTATCTTCTGATAAAAATGAAATACAATACCAATTTTGATTATCTAATTTTTCGGTAGTTCTATTTAATTTACCTTCAAATTTAATAGGTACATTGTGAGATTCATTAGTTGGGGTTGTATATAAATTATCATTAATTTTTAAACTTGCTAATTTTTCTGCCATTTCTAATTCTTTCTTCTTATTCTCTTCTATTTTTTCTGTAAAAGTTTGAATCGTCTTTTTTATAACTTCAATATAATGAGTCTTCTTTTTAAATTCTTCTGATAAATTAGTTTCTCCTGATAAATTAGTTAGTTCCTTTAAACTTTCTAATTCTTTCTCTAATTCCTCTTCTTTAATCTTCTTATTATCTAAAATATTATTTGCAATCATATTAAATTTTCTGATTTCAAATTCAAAATTTTTTCTTTGAAGACCTACTAAATATGACTTCATCATATTATTTAATTGGTCATTTAAATCACCACCATTTGGACAAGGGTCAAATGCATTCCATGCACCAACTTCACATACAAAATTATAGTGTCCAGGTTCTTTTAATAATTGAATTTGTTCTTTAGCTTCTTCAATCGTTTTAAAAACACAACTTACACGATGATATTTAACTGTTTTTTTATTATCAGAAAGTAATAAAGATAGGCAACAATAGTTTTGTCCATCTGGGATAATAGGATCTTTTAAAAGATAATCAACTTCAGGCATTAAAAATATAACTGATATTTCTTTAAACATATTTAAGAAAATATAATTTTTAATATAAAAATTATATTAGTTTATTTTGTATTCCTTTAACATCAAAATCAGCATATCCCATCCATACATCAGATCGGTCAAACATTTTATTGAAAATTTGTGATGGTCTGTCTTGATTTAATATTTGTTTTTTATCTTGTTTATTTTTATCATTTTGAACTATTGAACATTTACTATTACTTTTTGTTAAATTATGAGTTAATAATATTGCCCCAAAAAATATTAAAATTACAGAAATATTATAAATAATATGATTCATTATAGATAATTTAGATTTTATTTTTATTTAAAAGATGAAATAAAGTCCCAGTTTAAATCAGCACAAATTTTCTTCCAAATACCGTCATTTTCCATTAAAATATCTAATTGTTTATGTAAAGGGAAACAATCTAATAAATGGTCTAATTCCAGTAATTCACAAAATTTATGTAAAACAAATGAATATGATAAAAAGTTTTTCCTATCAGCTGGTTTATATTTCATCCATGGATCTTGAATCATTAAAAACATTCTCGTAAACATTTTTTCCATATCTCTTGTAATTTTTGGTGGAGGTAATCCTGATAATTTATTAATTATATAATGAATATGTTCATATAAATGATTATATTTAAGTTTCTTTAATATTCCTCTCATTTTAGTACGATCTAATGTACTCAAATCAGTTACTCTTTTACTATTTAATTCTGCTATAATATCTCTATAGATTTGTTCACTAATTTCAGGAGATTGTTTTGCTTGAAAAGCATTTAACCATTCTCTAAATCTATTTAATCTTTTATATGGTGAGTAATCTTTAATTTGAACATCTTCATCAAATATAATTGTTTCCATATCACCACATAAAGGACAAATATATGCTGATTCAACTAGATGAAGTATTTTTTCTATTTTACATTCTAAACAATATTTTAATCGTTTAGAACCATCATCTGGATTAACGCGAATACCTTCAGTTATTTGACAATATTTATCAAAAAGTTCTGTTTTATTATTATTACTAACTTTTGGTTTACTAACATTTTTTTTACTTAGGAAACTTAAAATATTTTTTGATTCTATTTTTTCATTTTCATCATCTTTAATATTATAATAAGAAAAAAGTAAATCTCCAGTTTTATCATAATAATCCATTTCTTGGATATTATTTTTTAATAAAAAAATTTTATTTGTTACTTCAAATTTCTTATCTAATAATTCTGCACGATTTTTTTGTTCTACGTTTGTAAATTTTTCTCTTATTTTATCTAATTCAGTTATTTGAGTATCTATATCTAGTAATTCTTTCTCTAAATTATTAACATTATCTTTATCTGTTTCAAATTCTTTTATTTTTATTCGATGTTTAGTTTCAAGAGTTGAATGTATTTTAGATTTTTGACCTTGAGCGGACATATACTTAATATATAATCAGATACTTTAGATCAATTTCTTTTTTGTTTACAAAAAAGAAATTAATAATAATAAGTTTTACTTATTATTGTTCAATTTATTATTTAAAATCAATTTATTAATAATAATAAATTTATAAAAATATTTTAAATTTTTCATAATAAATATATTTTTTGTAAAAAATATTCTAAAAAAAATATTTATTTATAAAAAACACTCTAATAAATTTGGAAATTTCCTAAACTCATTAAATAATTATTTAAAAAATATAAAAAATTTTTTCTGTATTAAGTTATATATCTTATGGGTGGTGGCTTAATGCAACTCGTCGCTTACGGCGCACAAGACGTTTACTTAACAGGTAATCCTCAAATCACATTCTTCAAAGTTGTCTACCGCAGACACACTAACTTCTCCGTTGAACCTATTCAACAAGTCTTCAACGGTGCCGCTGATTTCGGCCGCACTGTAACTGCTACATTAAACAGAAACGGTGACTTAATCACCAATATGTACTCCGTTGTTCAACTCAACGCTGCCTCCTCTAGCACAGAATGGGGCTACGTCAGACGCTTAGGCTATGCCTTAGTCGATGAAACCAAAGTTGAAATCGGTGGCTCTAAAATTGATGAACAATACAGCGACTGGCTCAACATCTGGTACGAATTATCCCACAAAACCGGACAAGAAAGAGGTTTCGCCAGAATGGTCGGTGATGTCCCCGAATTAAATGACTTTGACTTATCTCACAACGCCTACACCATGTATGTCCCCCTCGCCTACTGGTTCAACAGACACAATGGCTTAGCTTTACCCTTAATTGCTTTACAATACCACGATGTCCGTGTAACCATCCAATACCGCGCCGCTGCCTCTTGCGTCAACTGGAACTCATCCGCTGTCGGCACTTTAACCAACTTCGGTATGGATGACTCTTACTTACTCATTGACTACGTCTACCTCGACTCTGAAGAAAGAAAGAGATTCGCCCAAGCCTCCCACGAATACCTCATTGAACAATTACAATTCACTGGCTCTGAATCTTTATCCAACACCTCCAACAAATTCAGACTCAACTTCAACCACCCCAGCAAATTCTTAATCTGGGTCCCCAAACTCCAAAAATACAACCAACAAACCAACTTCGTATCCTACGATGCTGCTGGTGATGACTGGACTAATACAAAGGATGACTTTGCCAAGAAACTCTGGATGGCTACCAGAGCCAACATTGTTGTAACAGCCGGATCAGGTACTGGTGCCACTTTCAACTGCCCTGATGCCTCTGGCTCTCAACCACCCGTTGACCCCAGCTGCAACGCCGTCACCGCCGCCTTAGCCGCCAAAGTTGATGCTCAATTCATCTATGACTCTTGGACTGCAGCTGTAGGACAAACCTTCAATTGCACTGTTTCCAACGTCATTGTATTAAGAAATGACTTAACATCAGCTGACTACTCCACCAAAGTCTCTGCCCTCGGAAGCGCCCGCACTCAATGCGCTGCTTTCTTCGTAGCCAACTCAGTCTTAGTAAGCGACATCTTCAACTACGGCAGATACTTAGATTGCACCACCAACCCTGTCTCCTCCGCCAAACTCCAACTCAACGGTCACGACAGATTCCAAGAAAGAGATGGCTACTACTTCAACTATGTCCAACCTTACCAACACTTCACCAACACCCCCGCTGACGGTATTAACGTATACAGCTTTGCCCTCAAACCCGAAGATCACCAACCTTCAGGCACATGCAACTTCTCCCGTATCGATAACGCCACCCTCAATGTAACCATGTTAGACAAGAACGACTTAGATGATGACTCAAACTTAAATATCTACACCGTTAACTATAACGTATTACGCGTAATGTCTGGTATGGCTGGAACGGCCTACTCAAATTAAAGTATTTGTATACTTATTCATTTTATTTTAAAAATCCATTA